ATCTCCTTGGATGGTACTAACATCTCCTTTGACGGTACTAACATCTCCTTGGACGGTGCCAACAGTTCCTTCGACGGCATCAACCCGGTTAGTAACGGTACTAACATCTCCTTGGATGGTACTAACATCTCCTTTGACGGTACTAACATCTCCTTGGATGGTACTAACATCTCCTTGGATGGTACTAACATCTCCTTGGATGGTTCCAACAGTTCCTTCGACGGTAGCAACCCGGTTAGTAACGGTACTAACATCTCCTTGGATGGTACCAACATCTCCTTGGATGGTACTAACATTTCCTTCGACGGTAGCAACCCGGCCAGTTACGGTATCAACACTTGTTTTAAGAGCAAATTGGCTAGTGTCTAAATTCCCGATATCGATGTTTTGGATTTGTTGGTTTAAATTTTGGATTTCCGAATTAAAGTTATCGGTGGAAACAAATGATGAAAGATCAATTGCTTGAATTTGCTGGGTAACAGTACCGATCGCGGAGCCATGGGCTATTACTGACGTCTGTAAATCTGAAATTGAGCTCGTGTTTGCTTGAACACTTGTTTTAAGAGCAAATTGGTTAGTGTCTAAATCCCCGATATCGATGCTTTGGATTTGTTGGTTTAAATTTTGGATTTCCGAATTAAAGTTATCGGTGGACACAAATGATGAAAGATCAATTGCTTGAATTTGATGGGTTACAGTACCGATCGCTGAACCATGGGCTGTTACCGATGACTGTAAGTCTGAAATAACATTACTGTTGGTTAGTATATTCCCGGTATTTGTCTGAATATCCAAAATTGTCGTTGAAATACTTGAAACAGTGTTTTCCAAAGTTGTTAAGGATGAAGTATTTGTATTTAAAGTTTGCGAATTTGCTGAAATCTGAGTTTCTAGCCCAGATTTGATTTCGGAAAGTGCTTCTTTAGTCGCGTATACACTTACATCGACGTCACTAAAGTCTATACTTTTTATTTTTTCATCAATATGTTGTGTAAGTTTAGTAATAGTTTTTTTAATAATCGGATTTACACCGGCTGTCTGGGTTATAGAAGGTTCATAACTTAAAGGGAATGGCATTTTTTATTCTAATTTATATTATAATTAGAATAAAATTGTTTAAATTTTTAATTTATTTAACAATTCTATAAGAAATAAAATTGTCTTTTCGAATTATTTTGAGAATGGTTCCTTTTTTAAAATTAAAAAAAGCACATACAGGATCAGTTCGTTGGATAATAGGGATCTTATCGCCAAACTTTCTAACAAACTCTTCTCGCTCAGATGATGGTAATGAGATATGAGGACGGTATAAGCGATGTTTTGTAATATTGAACTGTAAATCTTGCACATCAAATAATTCAATATTCATATGAATTACATTCATAATAACTTTTTTTGCAGATGCGGTTACACAAGAATTATGAATAATAATACCATGCGTAATCAAATCTTTTTCCATTAATTTAATATAATCTTTAACATTACTAATATTCAACTTTGAAACTTGGTCAAAAAAAACATAAATTAAAGTATCATCCGGGTCTAGGTAAACCAGATAATTATCTGCTTTTTTTAAAAATTTACACTCTCGTTGAGATAACATTTCTTGACAAATAACTTCTGCTGTATGGAATGACATACTAACAATTTTTAAAATTTCGAAAAAAAATTTCATTTTTATATATAAAATGGTAAATATGCATAATTGTGAAACATTAGTTGGCGGGCGAGGAAAATCCCGCCCACGAAAAAGTTCTCCCAAAAAAACCCGGAGAAAAACACGTCGGGCTTCCAAAAGTCGTCTAAGAAATGCGAGTAGGATTTTGTCAGTAAGTGTTAAAGGATCCCGATCGAAAACCCATAAAGGAGATTTAGATTATACAACCAAAAGAGGAAACAAAGATTTCCACCGGAGAAGACATGATGTGAGATTATCCCGAAAACCTTACCGGGCGCGTAAGTCGCGTAAGTCGCGTAAGTCGCGTAAGTCGCGCAAAAGTGTAAGAGCAAGAGGGAAACCCTTGAATCCTTATTTCCAAACAATGTTAGCGGCAAAAAAGTATCGAGCCCCTCATTTTATGTATAAGGGCAAGAAATATGTTGGGGTTGTTCATCCCAAATTAGGCATGATTTACAAAGGACAATAGATTATATATTTTTTATTTTAATTTTAGAAAATGTTCAAGAACTTTTTCTAAAGTTTCCGTATAAACTTTTTTGGAAATTCCTTGTTCACCCGGAGTTATTTCAGTGTTTATATATTCACCTAAAATTTTAAATAATCCATGATCTAAGGATTTAAAAGCCTCGATCCGTTTGGGTATATTAATTTCAATTGGCTTTGAGGAAAATCTAAGGGGAATATTTGAAGATTTATGAGTAAAACTGACTACACCTCCGCTTTCCAAAAATGTAACGTTTTCTGGTTGAAAGGAACAAACTAACAGAACAATAATTATGTTATAAAGGAGTTCTAATGAAATTTCAAAAATATTAATTCCATTAGGACCAATTGGGATACTTCCTGAAAAATCATCACATGGGGGAAATGTTGCAACAAACCATCCTTCTTCTTTTTGCGTTGAGACCATTCCTCCATAATCAACCAGTGTTAAATTACAAATGTCTCCTTTAATAAATTTACACATAAAATTATTGTTATTAAAATCAGTATATGTTAAATTGGCTGTGTTAAGACATAAAATTGTTTTAACTAAAATTATAATACAATTTTTTGCATTTGGAATAGAAAGCTTCCGAAGATTTAAAATTCCGTGACTTATATAATCCATAACAATGTTATGGGATCCTTCAACAATTTTTCCACAAACAATATTTGAACTTAATCCCACTAAGGAAGAGTTTTGAGAACATTTACAAACCGGTTTAATTTTTGAAAGAACTTTGGCTTCCATTTTAAATTCTTGAGCTTCATTAAAATCCTTAAAGGAAACGAATTCAATTGGGAATTTTTCATCTTCACGTTTAAACAAATAAATTACACCAAAACTCCCAGCGCCAATTTTTTGTATTGGCTTGAAAAAAAACATTTCTTTTTTATAAGTTGTAAAAAGTTTACCATCTTTAATTCCCCAGTCATAAAATCCAACACTTTTATTTTTAATTTCTCTTTCTTTACAGCAAGAATTTTGTTTTCCGGGGCAATCTTTTTTTGTCCAAAAATAATCATCATTTTTGGCACATTGTCTTTTGCTTAAACTTTTCATTTTATAATATCAAAAAAAAATTAAAAAAATTATAGTTTAATTTATTTCATAATTATAAATTATGAAAGGAAAAACGAAAAATAAGAAATTATGGATTATTCCTGTGATTATTTCTTTTGTATTAATTATTTTAACAGTAATTTTCTTTATTGCAATCCCACACTTCAATTGCCAAAATGGAAAATGTATATGGCAGTTTATCGGAAACCAATATAAAAAAGATTGCCAACAAACCTGTTTAAATCCGGTAACTTCAACCCCTTTGACAGAATCTGGATTAAGTTCTCAATCTAAAAAAAATATGGAATTGGCCATTGAAAATTCTCAAGATAATTCAAAGAAAAAAGAATATAAGAAAAATTTAAAAAATAATGGACCCTTTTATTGTATTTCATACCAACAAGATCTCATAAATTACATTTCATGCGTTCCCTCACAACGTGGAAATGAGTACAATGGGCAAAACCCTAATAATTTTTATGATATATGGGGGTTCCCAGTGAAAATAATCTTGCACTTTGATAGAAATTCAGGAACCTTCTATCAAGTAATTGACGGAAAAGTTACAAATTTTCAATTAGATGTCACTTTCAATATTGAAAGTTGGGAAAGAATTTTTTATACATCCGAAGAAGGATGTCAAGAAGCGGTAAACCGCGGAGCCTGTCAACCAATGTTACTAGATCCTTGGCAATATAATTTTTTCTTAGATATTTATCCTTTTAGAAGAGGTTTTGTTTGTCGGGAAGGACGTTGGGGATGCGGAAGAGGAGGAAGAGGAAGAGGAAGAGGAGGAAGAGGTGGTCGAGGTGGCGGCAGAGGTAGAGGTAGAGGTAGAGGTGGTGGTGGAGATGGTGAAGAAGAATAGGAAGAGGAAGCGGAGGAAGTCGAAGAAGAAGTCGAAGAAGAAGTCGAAGAAGAAGTCGAAGATAGTGGAGGACGTGGAGGAGGAAGAGGGGGGCGTGGAGGAAGAGGAGGAGGAAGAGGAGGAAGAGGGGGAGGAAGAGGAGGAAGAGGGGGGAGTGGAGGACGTGGGGGACGCGGTGGAGGGGGTGGAGGAAGAGGGAATGGAAGCGTTTCAAGTGGTATCGATCTAAGTGATGTGGATATGGATTTGGTTAAAGAAACTCAACAAGATTTACTTAAAGCTAGAAATATGGGAACAAACAAAAATTTAGGAAATAGGGATCAATCGAAAAATCCGAATCCTCAACAGAGTTTACCACAGAGTTTACCACAGAGTTTACCACAGAGTTTACCACAGAGTTTACCACAGAGTTTACCACAGAGTTTACCACAGAGTTTACCACAGAGTTTACCACAGAGTTTACCACAGAGTAGGCAGCCAAGTAGACCGTCATCGCCAAGGGGCCCATCGCGGGTTCCTTCGATGCAACAAAGAAGATCCGGAAAGTCTCCAAAAAAAATTTCAAAACGTAATTGAATAAAATATGAAAAAGAATATAAAATTAATGGTAGTCGTTAACTGAAACCTATGGTGAATTTTTCGATCCAATGTCAGCCACTTTTCGAGAAAGTTTCACCACAGGTTTCTTAAAACTCTTACGTTTAGTTTTGTTCATTCTTGATTGTCGTGAAATTTTCTTCCTAGATGATTTTCTTTTACTTCTTCCAACCGGCTGCTGATTCATTGTATTTAGCAAAAACTTTTCATAATTAGAAAGTTTTTCTTTATTTGCTTTTTTTCTTAAAATTTCACCCATCCAAGGGTTTGCCCTCATCTGTTGACGTAATGTAGGATATTTTGATTTAGAAGCCCTGGTTACGCGGCTCTTACGCCTTGATTTTCGACTTTTTGCGCTTTTGCGGCGGAGTCTTTGACTTTTTTGCCTTCGGTTTTTACCGCGAGATTTATGACTTTTTCTATGATTAAATGAAAATGGTTTACCTGACCTATTTTCCGCGGGGGCAGCGCGCGTTGCTATGGATAAATCATGGTTTTTAATTATATCATCAATTTTTTTTCGGAACCTTTCTAAATCGTTTTTTGAAATACTTAATCCAGAGTTTTCTTTGACACAGTTTTTAAATGCAATTTCAAGAATTTGTGAAATCATATCATTATTGAGAGTGTTTCTTTTACCAACAAATGCCCAAATTTTTTGATTAAAACATTCTTCCAAAGCGTTTTTGTGTATAAGATCAACAGTTTTCATCGGTGGGGGGAGTTTATATTTATCCATTTTAATTACAAAATTTTTAATTACACAATTTAAAAAAAATTTGTATTAAATTATAAGAAAAAAATCTAGAACAAAATCGACAAAAAATTCCAATGTGTCCTTATTGTGCAAATATATTTAAAACTTAAATATATTTTGTTTTTAAAATCTTAAATTATCCATATGACTTCAAACGATGTATACATATTTGGTCGAAGGTCCCGAAAAATCCAAAAGAAGAGCCGGAGAAAAATCCAAAAGAAGAGCCGGAGAAAAAACAAAAAGAAGAGTCGGAGAAAAAGCAAAAAGAAGAGTCGGAGAAAAAGCAAAAGGAAGAGCCGGAGAAAAAGCCGAATGTTTACAAAAAAAAATATTCCTAGAATAAAATCCGATCCTTTCAAGAAATCATCGGATTCTAAAGAATATATTGGAAGAGAACCAAAATTAGTTACAAAAGGAACAGTTTTTACAAGTGGATTACAAAGTTGTATCGGTTTGTTCGCTGAAATCTATAAAGAAGGGAAATTAAAGGGAGTTGTTGGTTGGCATATTGAAACCTTTTATTGTTTCCAAGAGGTTCCAAGGAATGGGAAAAAACTAATTGGTAAAAATCGTGAATGCTTAAAATTTTTAGAAAAATTCAAAGATTTGGTAAAAATTGCTAAAGAAAAATTTAAAACAAATGATGTAGAGTACTTTCTTTATTTAAGTACTCCACCCGGTTCATCTGGTACTAATAGCACGGCTTTAGGTTATAAAGATAACCCTATATATAAATGGGCAATTGAATTCTTTGAAAGACAATTCACCAACAGTGAACGAATAGCATCCTCGGAATATCGCAAAGTTATTTATTAAACTGTTATATAAATTTATATAACAATAATTCCTCCAATCTCTGAAAATTCTTTTTTAAGCTTTCTTTAGAAGCCTTTGGTTTGGTTTCGTCCACGGCTTTTCTGTCTCCGACCCCTCATTCTCAGTATCAAAAACTTCTTCTGGGGTTGGAAGTTCCTTTGGTTTTGTAACCGAATCTTCCGGATTTTCAAGAGGAGGTTATCCATCCTGACCAAGAACTTTATTTTCAAGATATTCAATCCTTTCAAGAAGTAGATACATTCGATTATTAACCTCCCTGAGTTGTTGATCAACAGACTGAAAGTTATTTCTCCTTTGATAACCCCCGCGGTCATCCCGTCCTCGGTCATCCCGTCCTCGGTCATCCCGTCCTCGGTCATTATCCCCTCGCTCTCTCCATTGGAATTCAATAACCTCACCAGTTTCAATATACTTTTCGACATTTCCTCGAAGATGATTTGCAAAAACCCATCCAGGACCATTCTGGAGCCTTGGATTGAATTTCCCTCCCATCTTTTTAAGAGAATCTTTATAAGGCTTCGTATTTCCATAAACTCCAAAAGACCTCTCCGTATAATCTTGAAGTTGCATTTCAGTTTGTCTATCGTTCATATTTCTTTTATATATTACTTCATTTATTTAAGTTATAAATTTTCAATTTTGAAGATTAAAGATTTTTTGTTCAACGGTTGGGGATATAGATTTAATTTCATCGCCAATAATAAAATTAATTAGAGAACCTAGTCCCCAAAAAAGTTTACCAATAAACTTTTTAATTAAATTTAGTTTTGTACATTTCATGTTTATATAATTTTATTAATCAAGCTTTAAGATTTAATAAACCCAAGGAAACAAGTTTTTTAACACAGTTAAATAATACAATAACATCCCCCATTGCTTCGTGTAATACTTCAACTGGAGGATTATCGAACAAAAAAACATAAAGCTCAACTAATTTGGGATACTTATAAATCTTTCCTACAGGGATTTTACATAAATCTTTTCCAAATTTCATTGTACAAAAAGATTTTTTATCAAATTCGGAAATATCAAATAAATTACTCAAGCCACAGTCTGAAAAAGAATTTATGAGAATATTTCTATCAAAAGAAATATTATGTGCAAATATAAAACCTTTTTCTGGTGAATTTAAAATACTAGCAATGTCTTTTAAAAATTTAGTCAAAACCAATTCTAGTTCATAACCATTTTTTTCTAGAAATTCTAATGTTAAATTCTTATGAAAATCTGTATTTAATTCATTATTCCCTTTAATGTAATAGTTTTCCTGTTTTTGAATACACATTTCTTCGTTACATACTAACCATGCTAATTGTATAGGTTTTTGCTTAGAGAATTTCCCAATACCAGTAGTTTCAAAGTCAAAGAATAGATATGATGACATATTTTATAAATAATTTCTTGTATTTATAAATCAATTTTTTTTTGAACTGGAACGAAAATTTATTTAAATTTTTATTTTCTTATTTAAATAAAAATTAAGAATTTTCATGCCGGGAAAACCTGGAAAAGGAAAAAAACAACCACCTCCTCAACGTAGAGGAGGTTTTGTTAGACAAACGAAAGATGAATTACAAAAGACCTATAAATCAACACTTGCACAAGCACAACGAGCACAACAAGATGTGATACGCTTACAGATGGAATTGCAGAAATGGAAGACGGGGTTACCGCAATGGAAACGCCTATATGACCAGGCCGTGAAAAAAAAAAATGATTATGAGAGCAGATGGAAGGACCTACCCCGTTATAACATTCGTGAAATACCAGGAGACCCTTTAGAAAAACTCAACTACATTAATGCTTTATATCAAGAAAAAACTAAAGTTTCAAACCCGGGTGAAAATCGCCCCATTAACCCAGAAACCCTAGCTAGAATGTATTCCTTTAATAAGTCTCGTAAGAAATCTGTAAGAAAGTCTCGTAGGAAATCTCATAGAAAATCTGTAAGAAAGTCTCGTAGGAAATCTCATAGAAAATCTGTAAGAAAGTCTCGTAGGAAATCTGTAAGAAAGTCTCGTAAATCTCGAAAATCTCGACGCAAGCGCTCTAAATAAAAACGGTCTAGACGTCGAAAATATAATATGGACGAGAATATGGGGGTGCACCCGTTTGGCGACACCACTGTTGTATTAACCCTACCGGAAAGAATTGGAGGAAGTGGAGGAAGTGGAGGAATGGGGCCGGGAAAAGCTCCAATCAAATCCCACAAGTGAAAGCTGGGCTCCATCGAGTTCATTGTATGCCCCATGAAAGTTGTATATCAATTTCCCGGCAACCAGGGGATGTGGTCCTAGAGGTATTATATGAGTTAATTGGAACGGCAACTATTTCAAAATTAATCTTGAGGCTCCTTATTTTAAAGGTTTGAAAATTAATAGTTCATGGGGGGGGGCGAATAATATTGTTTACCACGAAAAAAATTGGGAACCTTGGCCTGAAGGCAAATGAAGGGATGGATAAATTCTTAAATTATTCACTTTAAGAAAAAACGTAATTTTAAATTATTGGATGATTATAATAAGCAAGCATATTTCGCCGTTGTTTAAACGATAACCCGCGAAGTTGAGTTTTGAAAAGTTTTGTTTGAAATTCAAGACCACCTAAAACAACTCGAGAAAAAAAATGTTTGTAAATGAGAAATATAATTTCCTCTGGTAATTTATTTATTAATTTTATATCCATAATGTCTTTCCTGTATGTTTATATATATATGTTTGTATATATATAAATTCGAAACAAATTTTAATAAAAATATGGAATACATAAAACTACTAAAATTATAAAAGTTAAGTTAAAGACTGAAAAGAAATCTTTGTTAAAATCTTTGTTAAAATCTTTGAGAAGAAAGTGAGTATTCGTTGGTTGTTTATAACCAAGTTTATAATAATAACCTTTTACTCCTTCGCCACTAATAACTGCCATTCCGGATTTTCCTCGTGCTCTTGAAATATTTTCTGCAAATGAAACTAACTTTTTCCCAAGTCCTCGATGCTGTGATGCATTTTCATTACTTTTATTACCAACACACACCAATGTGTTATAAACATGTAATTCCCTAATTAATCCTCGTCCAACAAGTTCGGGGAAAATCACATTATCATCATTCTCGTTGATTCGAAGCCTGATAAATCCAAACAAAGCTTTTTGATCCCAACTTTCCATGGAAATGAAATAATCATGTCCATTTGAATATTGCCGAACAAAGAATTTTCCATCTTCAAATTTATAATCTTTATTTCTTCCAATTTCCCGAGAACGTAAATCTTTTGATATTTTTCCAGTTTTTGTTAAAATATCATTCTCAATAATTTGTCGGAGATTAGTTTTTTTATTCCCCGAAATTATATAAGAGAGGGGGATGTCACGAACCACCCGTGGTAACCGGATCCAGGGTGGACAATGTTCCATTCCATATGCAACCACGTTATCGAGAGCCCCTGGTATGGTTTCGCTATATGGTTTATATAAACCATTTGAATACCATTTGGAAATTATCGTAAATGGTGTAATCTCGCATGGATAAATTTTGATTTGGTCAGGTTGGTAAGATTCGTTTTTTTCTGGTCTGTAGATTTCGTCAAACATTTCCTTATCTATTTCCGGTGTTGAATTCGGTAAATCTGGCATCAAATGAATATCAACTTTGAAACAATTATCTTTTAGTAATTTCATTGCATTCTTTGATTGTTGAAATGTATGACCTCTATTTATCCCCTTTAGAATTGTATCATTTGTATGCTGAACTCCAAGTTGAATTCGAGTAACTCCGCATGCTCGAAGAAAGTAAATCCAATCTTTTTCAATTGCATCGGGTCGTGTTTCAATACAAATCCCAATAATTCGAACTTTAGAATTCACATTAATATGCATCTCGTCATTTAAACTCATTTTATCCCGTTTGGTGTTTTCATTATCAAAAAATGTATTTGCACTATAGAAAATATCCCGGTGAAATTCCTGAAGGTATAATTTAGGATATTCTGTATATGTTCCACCTTCGATAATTAATTCTAATTTATCTACAACATGTCCTTGTTCAAGGAGACTATTCATCCTAGTATTCATTTGTGTAATTGCATCCCAATTGGATTTAAAACCACGGGCCACGGCCGGTTCTTTTTGGAGATAACTACGAGGCATATCCGCGTTACTTCCATTTGCAATTGTTTCGTCTGGACAATAATAACAATTATGTTTACAGCTAAATTTTTGAATTTTTGTTTTTCCATTTTGGGTAGATGTTGGATGTGGCGCTAGTAGAATAGCAAAACTGTTGACACCGGATAAATTCCGAGCTGGGCATTTTTGAATTAATGCCCAAAACATTTGGTCATTTTCGATTTGATTTGAAGCAATTTCCTTTCGATAAATAAAAACAAGGTAAACTTTTTTAACAACTAATTTATCCCTTCTTCTGGAAAGTTTATTATAAAGAGTATCAAAAAGGTGTTTAAAATTATCCTTTTGATAATTTTCTTTATAAAAGTTGAACAATTGATATAAAATTTGTTTATATTCATTAAAGTGAAAGTTAATAAGTTCTTTATCAATAAAAACTTTATTACATGAAGAATTTTTGGTTTCAAGATCTT